CGGCAATACATTAGTACAATACCCACCTTTTACAGATTTGACTATTACACCATTGTATAAACCCATTATTTGTATCTGTCCTAATCTATTTACAACTATACAACCAATTCGCTTATTTATTAATGCGTTTATTTCGTGTGCGTCTTTCCGTAATACTTTTAATACAAAGTTTGCGTTTTGATTATAAGAGCGCCCTGTATCTGAATCTTCTACATCTACACTAAAAGTATTTGCATCTGCTCTTAAATCATACTTAAAAACGTTTGTAGGTGGGTATTGTACTAATGTATTGCCGTTTGTTTCTATTTGAAATTTACGATAGTCTACAAAGTTAAAAATATAGATAGTTTCTATACCACCAATACTATTGGCACAACCATTTAACCTCCCTTTGTTTACATTACACATTAAAATCATTGTCTTTAATTCCACCAGAACAACCACACCCACCTCCTAAATACCAAGTTAAGGAATAACCATTATTATTTTTACTTTTTTGGTCATATTTATTATCCTGTTTTTTGTATTCTGGTATATTTACACCCACATAATGCAAAAATCTCTCCATATCGTTCAAATACATATCCGCTACATTCCTGTATTCATTCTCAGAAGATATGTTTTCTTGATTAGTCATTATTTGACTATTGTTAGGTGTTGTTTTTACGTCCCCATTATTGCGTATTCTGTTGTTACCACTATGTACATAACGAGCATACACCGAATAGTTAAGAAATGGTACAATATAATCACTATGTAACTGCTCATATAAGCCTGTTAAAGTATTATTATTGTAGTCTTCTTGTATCTTTTTATACAATTTAGTACCTAAAACTGGTTCTAATACTGTTTTTTGCACTATTGGAATTAAAAATACATATCTATCAATCCCAACATTACCACCCATTGGTGTATTTTTAACTATGCTTTGCGTTTCTGTGAGTTTTATATCGTTCATATTACTTATTATTATGTGGTGTAATTGATACATTACTGTTGTTTGTAGGTACTTTATAACCCTTTCTTCTAGCCTCTGACGTAGTTATTTGTTTTGCTAATGGACTATTTACATCTACATTACCGTTAACCTTTAAATATATCTCTCTTTGCCATTTATGTTTGCAAGTACCGTTAGGATATTTCTCACTCATTCTACCTCCACCTTTCCATAACCAAATAGAATAAGAATTTGTACCACCTAAACCAAAACCGTCATTAATACCTGCTCTTTCCATTTGCAAAATATCCTCTTTTCTATAAAGTTTATCTGCTAACATCATTTTAAAACAAAATTCACGACTTTTTGAGTCTGCAAATTGTTTTCCGTTCCTACCTCTTGAATCTACATATCTATAACGTATTTTAATATCTTCACTATCCTGTTCACTCTTTGCGTTTGGTCTTGCTACACCTGTACTAGTTGAAAGACTTAAATAACCATGTAAATCACTATCAGTATCATATTCAACCTCGCTAGAACATAATAACTCCCATTTTTCGCTATCATTTTCACCTAATTCAATTAGAGTGTTTGCCATTTCTGACGTTGCACCATCAAATTTTTTATCAGAACTTAATTGTGTTTTTTCAACAACCTCTACACGTTCTGAAAGAGGTTTAAAGAATAAATCTAAGTTTATATCGTCAGTACTTAAAACTTCTTCAAATGCATCTGTAATTGCGTCCTGTTTTGGTTGTATTACTCTTTCAATAGTTTGCCTTTCTGACTCTGCTAACTCATCAGCATTTGAACTAAAACCGCTACTATCTTTTATACCAAATAACATTGGACTAACGCACTCGTGAGAAACTAAAATTTTGTCTTGTGATTCATCAGATAAAAATTGCCATTGTTGGTGTGCGTCATTAATCTCTAATGCAGTAACCTCTATTGCATTTTCACCATTAGCAAAATTAATCATAAACGTACCTGCACGACTTGAACCAGTTAATTTATTTTTAATCTTTTTTTCTATTTCTCTTTTTTGCTCATCATCTAAATTATAAGAATCGGGTATATTAATAATATATCCAAAACTTAGACCATTTTTCATGTGAGAAATAGAATAATTACTTATTTCTTCTTCTAATTCTGAGTATTGTAAACCACTTTGATATGTAGGTAATGCAAAGTATTCCATTCCTAATTGATACGGTCTAACTGCGTATATCTCTATTGGTTGTGGTCTGTTATTTACACCAAATGCAGGAATACGTTGTGGCTCTATTTGTCTATTCTTAAAATCATTACTATAATAGTAAGCCTCTATAACATTATCTTCATTGGCTACCTCTGGCGCTATCTTGTCAACTGCAACATGAGTTATAGTAGAAATTGAATTATCTCTATTGCGTATGATTTGCATGTATGCCATTCCTTGAATCTGATAATCAGTTACAATACGTTTAATATCCTTTTTCTTTAACATAGAATATAAACGTGCGTATTGGTTTGGTTTGTCGGCTTGGTCTTTACTTGCTAAACCTTTCCCATATATCCAACTTACATATCCGTTATTAATAGCGGAGTTTGTTGGACTACCTATGTATCTATCATTTACGTAATGAAAATATGAGTTATGTTTTCCATTTGTAACAAAGTTTTTACTTCTTTCTTCTACTATTTTAGGTTTAACATAATTGTTTAACTGTATTAAAGTTAAATTATTACCGTTGTTTTTATTTTTTTCAGCCATTTATTTTATAGTTTTGTAAATCAGTATCATTTGTACAAAATGCTTCACCCATCCAAATTCTTTCATTGTCTAAGTTAAGTATTTTAATAAAGTATTTGCGCCCCTCTTTAAAAAATGGAATAGTAAAAGGTACAATTAAAAACTCATTGAATATTGAACATACAATAGTAACATCTATATTATTACTTTCCTGCTCTTTATCAACTAGTATAAATCTAACATCAGTTGTTAATTCTCTAGGAATTATTTTAAATGTTTGTTCGCTTGTGCTTGTGGTTACTATTTCCATAAAAAAAAATGCGTATCTATAAAATCAAAGATACGCATTTTAAATAAATTATTTTAACCTTATTATGGGTTAATGTTTGTAGCACTTTCTATTGCTAATAATGCCGTTACAGTTGCGTCATCTAAAAAAGGTGAAGGTGTACGACTAAAACTTGTAAAAGTTAAGTTATAACCATTAAAATCACTTCTTGCACCACCGCTAGAAATGTTTGATGCCGTAACTCTACAACCATCTAAAGAACCCATTAATTGATAATCTCCATTTTTAGAAACTCCTATAATATAGTGCAACCCTTGTTGTAAAAGATTAACCTGTACATTAGTTTCTGCGTCTTGTTTTTTTAATGCTACTACTAAAGTTTCAGTAAATAAAGATACTCCTGTATTTTCATCACTTACACCGTCGCTAGTTTGAATATTAGCATCTGCTCTAAGTTCGTATTTAAAAGCCTCAGTAATTTCTACTGATAATTCCGTTACCTCTAATGTAGCAGGGTCTATTGTAAAACCATTTTTAAGATAAGGAACTGCAAAAAATGCATCTAATCCACCGATTGAATCATTACAAGCCTCAGTACGTCCGCTGGTTATTGGACAATTTGCCATAATTTTTATGTTTTAAAAAAGGGGTTTTTACACCCCTCTATGATTAATATTTATTAAGGTGTTGCTACAGTAGAAACATAGTATACAATGTCTTCACCGTTGTAATATCCTACACCTGCATTGTAAACCATAATACCACGAACAAAACCAGTCAATAAACCTACTTCATCCTCATCTACCATTTTAACTTCGTTGTGGTCACCTAATAAACCAGTAGTAAACACAACATTTTTACGTTCAAAAATACAAATTGTATTATCTGGTAATCCGTTAACTTCTGTAATAGTATAACGACCATAACGTACTTGTTTATCCTCAGCAGGTTGTCCATTGTTAATTGCACTATCATAGATTTTAAAACCTAATAATTGAAATACATCTGGTGAAACTGCAACTACTAAATCTTTACGTCTTAAAGATACAGGTACTGCATTTAACGCAGTTTTAATGTCTGCTAATATTGTAGACTCACTTACTGGGTTTCCTGTTCCTGCTGGTTTAATTACATCTGCATCCGCTTTAAACTGTTCAATTAATCCATCAAACTCACCTGCATTAGCAGAATCACCGCCCCAAATTTGAGCATCAATTTTTTCTGCATGTTCTGCTAGCATTTCTGTCATAATAGCAGATTCTATATCTGATGCAATTGTAACATTGTGCGCACTTGCTCCCTCTAAATCTTCTGACCATGTTTGTCTAAAATCTTCTTTACAAACTTGAATAGGTGTTTTGAACTTTTTAGGCTCAATTACTTTTTCAGACAAATCTATAGCACCCTCTGGAGTAAAACCACATGTGTAGTCTACAGTTCCATCTGTGTATGCTATCTTTCTAAGGTTGTACTTATAATTTACATTTTCTGCTATTGTAAGCAAATTTAATCTTAATGTATCGGCTTCCTTAAAAGATGCTCCGATAATTACACCTGCGGACTTACCCGCATAATTACTTGATACTGAAACACTTGTACTCATAATATTTATTTTTGTTTTTGTATTGCGTTAAAAATTCTTTCTTTTGCGTTTTTTGGTGTGCTTAATTGAACTGGCGCACTTTTAATTGGTGTTGCCATTGGTGTTTTTTTCAATTCTTCAATTAATGCGTTTTGTTCTGATAATTGAGCCTCAAATGATTGTTTTAATTCTGCAACCATTTTCTGAGATTCCTCAGCATATTTAATAGTTAAAGACTTCATTAGTTGCTTAAAGTCTTCTGTCATAGCTTTAGCAGTTGCATCTTCGCTTAATTCTTCTACAACTTCTTCTTCTGCCATTTCTTTAACCTCAGCAATTTTGCCATCTTCGGTAACTACTAACATTTTTCCGTCTTCAAGTTCATACTCTCCAACTGGTAACGGCGCTCTGTCTTCTCCGTTTACTACAAATACATCAGCACCTACTTCCATAGTTTCTCCCATGTATTCAATTTGTGTTGTACCATCCTTTAAAGTAGCCATTCCCAAATTAACCTCTACTTTCTCAGTTTTGGTTTCATTTGCAAAAATTGCTTTAAATTCTGATAGCAAATCATTTTTTAGATTTACTAATTCTTCTTTCATTGTTTCACTTTTTAAATTAAATTCTACTTTCTCTAAACTAAATAAACCATCAATGGAAAAGCCTTTAATCTCTCCTTTCAATGCTTTGTTATAAATTTCTTTGTTATCACATTTGTATAATACTATCCAACTACCCTCTTTAATATCTTCTTTTGGTAGTCCGTACGCATTAGCAGTGTCATTTTTAGGGTCTTTAACAACCCAACTTTGAACGATTGAAACACCGTTTAATTTTTCTTCATGTTCTAAACTAGAATTACCTTGATAACCCTCTGAAATAAAGTTATTGGCAACTTCTTCAATTGTATCTTTTGAGAATCTTATATTAAACTCTCTGCCATCTTGGTTTCTGTAAACGTCTTTATCTGGAATTAATACGACACCTGCTAATAAAAATTTAACATCGTCAACTTCTGCTAACTTAATTTCTGTTTGTTCTTTTAAAGTGATAAATGTCGATTCCATAGCAGGGTTTTCAACCACACTAATGGAATAAACACCTTTATCCATTCCTTTATTAAAAACTACATTGTATGTCTCCATAAATAATTGCTATTACATTAGTAAAAATAATAAAAAAAACTTATAATATAGAATTTTCTTATAAGTATTTAATATTGTATAAATTTTTCTTATATTGCATTATAATAAATTGGTTTTTTATTTGGTTTGATTTAGTTTGTAAAGGTGTTGTTAATTCAGCACCTTTTTTTTATCCTAAACTTGCGCTACTCGCTTGTGCGTTATCTATTTCTTGTTGATTAGTTACCTCACTACCTACAACAAATGCTTGTATTGGTGTTTGTTCTTCTGCTAAACTATCTGAAATTTGATTTACACCGCTACCACCTACTAAATTAAATGCAGGTGGTGGAGTTGGTGCAGACCCTCCACTAGCAGACGCACCGCCACCGCTCGCACTTGTTGCATTAGTACTTAATATATCTTTTACAGATTTAAAACCAATAGCCGTAACACTTGCAATGTTTGCTAATTTTAAACCAAACTCGAA